GCATTTTTAAATCTGTTATTTCAGTAGCCCGAATTACCACTCGAGGTCTTCGCCAGCCTGCGGGAAGAGGCTGTTGAACTTGAGCAAGCGGTAATAATTCTCTGCGCCGAGCATGTTATGAGCGAAGCCATAACGCGTCATGATACCCACGCGAGGACTGAAATCATTCGGGTCAATCGCCTGGTTGACAACGCCGGTGACGTACGGGCAGAAGATAACGCCTGCGTCGTAGAGGCTCGTGCCCTTGAACGCGAGGAGGACTTCGCCGTTGTCGTTAGCGCCGAATTCGTCGACAGCGTACTGGTCGCAGAAGACCTTCACGACACCGTTGAGGGTACCCATTTCCGGAGTAACGGCAGAACCGTTAACTTCGTGGGCAATCTTGGTGAACCAGGGGTTGGCACACTGGAGGACAGTAGCCACATCCGGAGAGACGACTGCGATGTTGGCAGCGCCGCGGCGGGTAGCGGTACGAATGTCGTTAACACCCTTCATGATATGGGTGATAATCATGCCGAAACGTTCCTGAGAGTTCGTGCCGATGAAGCCGTCGTTGTCCTTGAGAGTCTGGGTAGACTTATTGAACACGCGCGGGGTGCAGAGGCTCTTGCAGCGGCCGATGGTTTCACGGTCCATTTCAGCAGTCATTTCAGCCTGGAGGACGTTAATCATTTCGGTCATCATTTCGATACCCTGCATGGCCTTGATGTCGGCTGCGGATTCGAGAGAGAAGCTGGCTGCGAGCTTACGAGTCTTGGCGACGATGGACTGGCGGCTGAGCATGAGGCCGAGTTCCGGCATCTTGCGGCTGACAGACGGGTCTTCAGAACCGAACGTCGGGCCGGTAATCTTCCAGCCTTCAGCGGACTGGGTATCGACACCGGTACCGGCATCCCATTCACCGTCGTTGTTGGCGGTAGAACCGGTATAGCCGGAGAAGCGCGGCACGGCCTTCCATGCGGCTTCGACGAGTTCGTTCGGGTTATTGGTCTTGTAGATGTAACGGAGGGCGAAAGCCAGGCCGACGGGGCCGGTCAGCGGCTGGACACCAACGAGGACGTTGGCAAAGAGCTGCGGGAACACGCGGCGAACGAGGGCGAGGGAAATCGGAGCGAACACGCCCTTGGCGTCACCGCCGTGGGGAATGCCCTGGTCGAGACCGAGGGGGGCGCCGACGCCCTGAGAGAAGTCTTCGGTCAGCAATTCGGAACCGAGGTTCTTGGTCTGCTGGTTTTCAAGAAGACGAGCGGTATTGTAACGGACAAGGTTATCCTTGATTCCGGCGACAGAAAGACCCTTGGGAGCCTTGCTCCAGCGGTCCATCATGCCGGCCTGTTTCTTGGTAATCTTCATTTTGGAATTCTCCTATAGTTTAAATTTTCTGAATTATTTTTATAATTCATATTTTATTTATAAAACGTTTTTCCGGTTTTTCGTTTTTTCCGGAATTAGTCGTCCAGGAGGCTGGCCGAGCGGAGCATGGCGCGTTCACGCTGGCTGAGTTCGGGCTTCCTGGGGCGAAACTTTTCAGTAAGCGGCTCCTGCGTGCGATCCTCGACGTAGCTGGTCTTGCGGACCGGGCGTTCACGGTGTTCGAACAGGCGGTCGCGCTCGTAACGCATCGAGTCAGCGGCCTCGGTCTGTTCCTGAATCATCTCGATGTAGGCGTCGATGTCCTTCTTGGTCTCGTTAAGGGACTTATCCTTGAAGAACTTCTTGACCTTGACGCGCTGCGCGGCGGTAAGGTCGGACGTCTTTTCGGAGATGAGTGATTTCTTGCCGGCGGATTCGACGAGGTCGGCGAGCCTCATGTTCTCGTCGAGCTGCTTCTTGAGGGATTCCTCAAGCTTACTATTCTCGGCGCGGAGTTCGCGAATCTTCTTGGAGCCGCTCTGGTCCATCGGGACGTACTCGTCCTCGAAAAGACGCTTGATGCCCTCGATAATCGGGGCGTAGGTCTCGGAGAGGGCAGTCTGCTTGATAAGAGACGGATTAATCTGCTCCGTGATGTTACGCTCGAGATACTTGTCGAGTCCCTGGATCACGCGGTTCTCGATTTCCTCGAGTTCCTTTCCGTACTTCTTCTGGAATTCCTTATCGAAATACTCGAAGATATACTGTTCGGAAGCTTCCTCGAGCTTCTTCTTGTAACGCGCAACTTCGCTGTTCGCTTCCTCGCTAAGGGTAGTGCAGCGTTCGGCGCAGTACTTGTTCGCGATGTCCTCGATTTCGGCGGTCTTCTTCTCGACGGCCTCCTTAATCTTCGTCTGGCAGAATTCTTCCGCCTTCTTCGCGACCGTCTTAGCCTCGAGGTCGAGCTTCGCCTGGACCCTTTCGTCGATTGTACTCTCGATGGTCTTCTTGACCTCGTTGAGTTCCTCGGCCGTAAATTTCTGGGCGAGCGTTTCTAAAATCTTATCCATTTGGTTCCTCCAAATATTTTT